AGGAGCTTGATCTATAGCAGTTTGCATTCCTACATTCCCTGCTTGGGCTCCAGCTCGTTTTATTAATGCGTCAGCACCCGCAGTTCCTAATTCACCCGCACCTGATGCCATATTTGTTGCAAGCTTTTCTCCTGCGGCAGCAGTTAAAGCTGCTTTTCCACCTTGTAATGCCTGCCCAATACCATAGCCTGTTAAACCTGCAAGCAATCCTTTCTTAACATCTCCTGTTGCTGCCCATTGTGCAAGCCCTGAGCCTAAAGCGGAAGCACCCAAAGTTCCTATGGAACTACCCAAAAGAGAACCGCCTACCATAGACCCTAATAATGGTGCCAAGAAAGGCAGAAACGCTTCAGGTTGCCCTGTCTGGGGGTTAACGGTTATAGGGGCTACTTGTGATAACCCTCTAACCTCTGCCGGATTAACGTGTAACAACATAGAATCACCGTATCTTCCTTGTGACGCTACATTTTTTACTTGTTGATCTAAATTCATAGTTTTGCCTCGTTATCTTTCTTCTAACGTTTCGCAACCAAACATATTAAAACTCATGTCATTGGCGCTTGTGTAAACTTTAACGACATCCGCTTGATTTAATGTCATTCCTATTATGATGTTTAAAGAATCATTAGCAGCTACAGACTTGTCATAGTATAAATACTGTTTGTCATCTGCCCCTGCTCCTGCTACATGAACACTTAGTCTGAATGTGATTGCTGAACCTGTTCTGTTTGCCGCTACTATTGAGCTAACAGTTGTTTGAGTCATGTCTGGCACGGTATAAAGCGTTGTAGTTGTTGTAGCCGATGGGTCTAGCTGTCCTAAAACCTTTAGGTTATCAGCCATGTTTAACCCCCATCAAAAGAAAATGATTTCTTTTTGTGGCTTTTGACAACACAGTGTCTTTCATGTTCTGCATTCTTGTAATTCTTGCATTAATGTCTTCTATTGCTTGCTCAATAATTCTTCTATTAATAGCTTCTTGCGTTTCGTTATATTCTGGAGGAGCAGCAGGCAAAGCAATTGATTTAATATCAGCCATTATCTTTTCCCATCCGGCCTAAGCTCTAACCTTAAGTCACCAACACGCCATCCATATTCTGTACTGGTATTAGATATTCGTATTGCAGCATGTCTGCTTCTGGCTCTTGTATTAGTGAACGTAGACTCAGGTGTTACATTAACTGTTTGCAGGGTAGAAAGATTTTGCAGAGGATAATCCCTTCCTTTAATCGTATAAGTAACGGTATCGCTTGTTGAATATTGATCTCTAAATTCAACATCTGGTATTAGTTTAGAGATAAACATAAATTTTTCACCATCAGGATTAAGATCGAAGTCACTTGATTCTATATAGGCAGAAAAATCACTCCCATCATTAGAATGTCCTTTTTCCTGATTGTATAAATAATTGGTATCACTATTAGCAGTTTTACCTGCTGCTAATGGGTAATCAAGAGATAATGCCTCAATCCATGCCGTTCTAGTAAACCCATCGTCAGTAGTTCCAATTGCCCATACATTTTCTAAATAATTGTAAGAAACGTAACGATTTACTTCCGTGCTGTCTTTTGATGGATAAAACCAGATAACCTCATTAGCCCCCTCTATAGGCGCTCCAAAAGACTTAAATTGCTGGCTTAAGTTTATATCTGAAAAAACATGGTCTAAAACCGTACAAGGCAATCTTTGAACAGAACCTGCATAGACATAAAATCCGCCTCTGTCCATAAAAAATACTTTATTATTAGCACTAACGGCAGCGTTAGGAGAAATCAACGATGGCCCAGAAGCGACTTCAGTAAAAGAATAAATAAATGGCGCTCCGACAAACCTCATTGAGGTTATTCCTGCATCTGTCCAGATCAATATTTCCTGTCTGGTTTGTATAGCTCCTATAATAGTTGAGCCTTGCGATAACAAAACCCCACCCGCCTGATTAATCGCTGTGGGAGTCCATGCTGTTGCGCTTTCCGTATCTGACCACCTCACCAACAAAGGGTTAACAGTTGATTCCCCAAGGCTATTAGAGCCAAAACAAATAATATGCCTGTCTACATCCGATACCAAAATTTGTAAAGCAAGCGTTGGAACATTGCTGGCTCCAGATAACTCAGAAAAGGGTATTGCTCTTTGAGTTGCTCCTGCGCTTTCATCCCAATAATAAATTCCGCCGCCTCTTATATTTGATACAAGATCGTCACCAAAGTTATCTTGCGACCAAAGACGTAATTGACTAGAAGAGGAAATATCGCTGACAGAACCCCATGTTCCAGCGCCCCATGTTCCAGACCCGTATCCCGTTCCCTTTACATAAACATCAAGGCCAACATTAATTTCATAAGTTCCATCTACAGCCGAGCCTCCATTTCCAGAATCACTGCTATTAGCTGTTACTGTTGACCCAGACGTATCTTTTGCTGTTATTTCATAAGTATTAACAGTAAGAACTCTATCTACTATGTATTCTTGATTTAAAACATCAGCAGTAACGTTTCCCCCTAAAGAAACAGCCTGAGCAAATGTTACGGTATCTCCAGCAACGGCTCCATGAGAAGAGTCTGTGGCGACAACTGTTGAAGAACCGTTAGTAGCTGCAAATGTAATGCTGTTAGTAGACGTTTTTCTTATAGGAGTAATATTATTAAAATCATCTCCCTGCATGAGATAATATTTTAAATGAGTTCCTAGCCCAACATAGTCTGTTTGGCCTTGATCTCTGTATGAATACAGACTTCTGCACGTTCCAAGAAACGAATTAGTTGTATTTTTTTCCCATCCAGCAATTCGTTCTGGTCTTCCTTTTCTAAACCTTACTTTATCTGAGTCAAACCAGCCGCCTTCATTGCTGTAATTTGTGCCTTCCTTATTGACCCCTGGTTTAAATACATATTTAGCTAAAGGCATTTTATATCTCGTACCATTCCTTATCCTGAAACAATAAAGCTTCAGCTTCTCTTCTTCTTGTTAAGCCGTCAAGCACAGAACCGCCTGCTTTATTCCAGCGTTTTATTTGAGCAGGAACACCGTTATAGTCCCCTTCATTTAATACTTTTAACAAGGTAGAGCTTTTTAAATTAGTTGGGCCTAAGTTATATACCCAAGAACAAAGAGCATCAAATTGATTTTGCTCTAAATCCACTTTAACCTGATCGTTTATATACCCCTCATATTCGGGCATTTCTTCTGCGAGCCAATCTTCAGCCTGTTCTTTTGTGCAGGAGTCGCCCATTTTTACATTTTTTATTCTTCCGTAAGCAATAGTTGGTATCCCTACAGCATCTTCATAGGCGTTTAATTCGCATCCTTCAAACTTCTTTATTAAAGACAAACCCTCTTCTGATATCTTCATATTACTCTGTCTCCGAACTAGAAGTTGTTGTAACAATTCTATAATACACAACAACCTCTTTAAGCTCATTTATGTATCTCCTTAACTCCTGCATATTGTAAGCCATTAACTCATAGTCAGGAATTGACATAGCTACAAAAACCAACTCTCCTTGGTCGATTTCTACTCTTTCTAAAAATTCTTCTAAATTAGACTGAGAAACAACATACCAATAAGGTTCTTTTAAATCTATTTCTCTTGGCATGACAGGCTGAACAATAACCCTGTCAACGGGCTTTGTTATAATTTCTACTTCTCTACTCGGTATTAGGCTGCAACTGGATACCAGAATCGAGACTATCAATGTTCCTGCTATCTTCTTCAATGCTCTCAAAAACTTCTTTTGTTCCATTATTTATTCTCGGTTCAATTAACCCAGGTCTTGCAGAAGCTAATTTTGATAAATCGTGCCTTCGGAAGATATCTAAATATCTGCTCATTTCTGCTTCGATTTCTTGATTTCTGGACTGCATTTGCAACAACCCGTTAGTTTGCAACTCGAAATCGTTTTGCAAGCTTTCTATTGCTTCTTTTTGTTGAGCATCCCTTACTTCATATGCCTGATTTAAAGCAACTAAACCTTTGTTTTGATTATAAAGAAACCCCGAAACAGCCATTAAAATAACAACTATACCCACCAATATATTAGTCATCTAAAATATCCATTGTATATATCTTTAATGCCTTTGCTTTTCCTTTTACTTTTATAGGCTCTAGTTCTTTTAATCTATACCCGCACAATATTTCTGTAGCTTCACCTATTAATAAATTTACTTTCCGTTCTTTTGTCGCACTTTCCATTCTCGAAGCCACATTTACGGCATCACCGATAGCGGTAAATTCGAATCGTGATTCACTGCCCATATTCCCTATTACAGCCTCTCCCGTGTTAATTCCTATACCTATAGCAACAGCAGGTAAGCCTTCTTTTTCAAGCTCTGAAGTCAAATCAGACATATTTTGTATAATATCTACGGCACAATTAACCGCAATATTGGCATGATTAACAAGGTCTAACGGAGCATTAAAAATCGCCATCATTGCATCGCCTATATACTTATCGACCATTCCTCCGTGCTTTTGTACTGCCTTTTGTTGTGCTGTGAGGGCTTTGTTCATTATGTAAGTGACTTTTTCAGCAGGAAGTTTCTCACTCATGGATGTAAAGCCTCTGACATCAGTGAAGAGAAAAGTAGCAACCTTTTTCTCTCCTCCTAATTTTAGTAATTCAGGATTGTTTTGTAAGCGTTTTACCTGTCTTGGGTCTAAGTAATGTTCAAATTGCTTTTTAATTTGAAGCCGTAACTTGTATTGCTCTCTGAACCTTAAGTAAAAAGCTGCCGAAGCAATAACGAACTCAGAAATCAACGTCCAGGTTACATCTACCAGCAAACCCCTTTGTATCAGGGCAATCCCTAAATATCCTGTTCCTACAAACAATAAACCAGTTAATGATATCCCCAGAGATATGCCAAAGGCATTAATCAAAACAGCCGTTAAAATAACGCCAACAGCAAATATTAATATTTCTGCGGCTAATGCCCAATTTGGTATATAAGGACTATTCTCTATCAAAATACTTTCTGCCAGAGCAGCCTGTATTTTATGAGGCTCTAGCAATTTGTTATTCGGTACTGCTATTTGAGGCATTATGCCTCTAGCAGTAAACCCTACAAAAACAAACTTACCTTCAACGTCCATTTCAGAAAGATTTGTTTCTGGCGTGTCTACATAACTTACCCACCTTCTTCCTAGAGAATCTACTGAAACAGGCGGTAATCCTCTAACCCTTACTTCTTCTATTCCGTTTTCACTCGTTCTTATAACGTAAGTATCAGCCCCTGCTAGTATTTTTAATACTTCAGTTCCGTAAGCCGGAACCCATCCATCAGGGGTTCTCATCAATAAGGGCAGTCTTCTAACTAAATTATCTACATCGGTTCTTGCTACTGCTATTCCCTGGCTTGAACTTTGCTTTAACGGGTCTATATTTTGTATAACCCCGCTTGCAAGTATTCCTCCAACATCATCTCCCAAAATAACAGTGCCTGTCGTTTCTGGGTAATCCCCATTGTCATTCTCAAACATCGCCAGAACACTAGGAGACTTAGCTAAAGCCTCTGCAAACTCTGTATCGCCTCCAAATCTATCAGGTTGAGGAAAAGATAAAACCCATCCTACCCCGATTGCACCTTTTTCTAGCAACTCATTGTGTATTTCTGCAAGTCTCTGCCTGCTAAAAGGATACCCTCCTTCTCTTTCTATATCTTCTTCATTAATAGATAGAATTGAAAAATAACCGGAATTATTTTTTTCTACGATAAAAAAGTCAAATGTCTTAAGTTTTAATATT